ATGTGGCCAAACCCGTTGCAACACAGATCAGAAGGGGTAAAACCTGTTGTGACCGTTGGGGATTGGAGCGCATTCGGGGCGGAACTTCGCCGTCTCCGGGAACAGCAGGGCTTGTCCGTTCGCCAACTCGGCAAACAAATCCTGTACGACCCGTCCGCCCTGTCGCGATTCGAAAACGGGAGACGGAAACCCCCGGCCGATATCGTCACACGGTTGGATGCCGCCTTGAACGCCGACGGTGCACTATTTGCACTGTTCGAGTCCTTGATCGAACCGGACCCGTTTACGCCTCACGAGACAGCAGCACTCCAGAATCGTCGCTATGCGGACGGGGAACTTGCCACCGATTTACAGACTCTTTTATCCGACACCAGACGGTTAGAGGACGAAATAGGGTCCAAACTGGTACTTCCCGTGACGATTCGTCAAGCCAAGATTAGTGCTGCCCTTGCCCGGGAGGCCACCTCTACGGCCCGTATACCCCTAGTTGATACTGCGAGCGGCTGGGCACAGTTCCATGGCTGGTTAAACGCATCACTAGGACACCACGATGCCGCAATCCATCACTATCGGGAAGCTCTGGAATTAGCCGAAGAGGCAGGGAATCCGGATATGGTGTCAACCACGTTAGCTATGCGTGGACATGTGGCGTGGATGGCTGGTGACATCGGGGCAACCGTGGGTTTATCCCGGGCCGCTCAACGAAACCCGAAGAACTTGTCCCGTACAGTATTGGCTCTTGCGGTACAGCAGGAAGCACGCGGTTTAGGCATGGAGGGCGACATCGACGGGATGGAATCCCGGTTGGATGCCGCGACGGATCTAATCCTGTTGGGTGACCCGGATAAACCGGATGCTCAATACTTTTACAGCGATTCGTTTATCCACATGCAACGCGGTATGGCTTACCGACATGCAAGGCAATGGGGTAAAGCTGTCAGAGCTTTGGAACACGGTCTCAAAGGGTTCGATACGAAAACGATGGAATCTGAATGGGCCACCTGGTACCTGGCCGAACTGGCGTGGTCGTATGCCGGTATCGGTGAGCCCGAAAAAGCATCAACGTTAGCGCAACGGGTAATGAATGTGGGGAAGGGTACGCCCGGTTCACGTTTGGTTGCTTATATGCGGGATTTGTATCAGGCAATGGATCGAAGGTTCCCCGGCAAGGCTTGACCTCGTCTACTTCGCCCCAGGTTCAATCATGCTGACCAGTGCGCGTCGCACAGGCTCGCAGCTACGGTGCGGCGCGTAGGTAGGTCATGGTGAGTCGTCCGCGTAGGTCGAACATGGCTTGTCCGCCGGTGAGGACGGCTCCGCTGTCTTGGGTGACGAGTAGGCGGAGTTCGTCTCCGGCGGCGAGTCGGCGGGTGCCGGTGCAGGTGGTGATGTTGTCCCAGGCGTTGGCGTTGTCGGCGCGGGCGAGGACGGCTCCAGCGCTCCCGGCGTTCTTGGTGATCTTGACGGCGCGGCGTCCGTTGGTGTTGGCGGCCCAGGTCCATACGGCTTCGATGAGGTAGAGCCCTGCCACCCGGCAGGTGAGCCCGTTTGTCGAGTACTGGGCTTGTCCGCCTGGCCGGGTGTCCCATTCGGCGGTTTGCCAGGTCACGGTCGTGTCGACGCCGTTGTTGATGTTCATGGCTGTCGTGCGTACTGCCGACACCGACGGCGGCGCGCCGGAACCGGGCGGAATGCTGGTCTGGGAAAGGGTCGACTCTATCGCGGTAGCGAGGGACCGGATTTGTTGTGCACCTTGCCATATGGCGTCGGTTTCGTCCGGGTAGGGGAAGCGGTAACGGGGTGTTTCGCCGGGCACGGTCAGGCTCCTAGGAGGGCGTGTAGACGCCGGGGTGGGTGAGGTAACGCAGGTCGTTCCAGCTGACGGACTCCGATAGTTGTCGGGGTGCGCCGGTGGACCATGGGAGGTTTTTGTCGAGGTCTGCCCAGGTGACTTGGGGCGTGGGGTTGGTTTTCCACACGTGTTGCAGTGTGGTGGTGATGATCCATCCGTGGTCGTAGGTGATGGTGCCGCCGATGATGGCGAACACGGGCCACAGCTGGGGCAGCCACGCGGTGTAGAGGGAAGACGAAACATAGGTCACCGCTTGGGTTTCGGCGGCGAGGGTGAATTGCTCAGCTTCGGTGCGGGTGTGAAATCCTTTGGTGCGGCGGGTATCCCAGGTGATCGGTGGGTGTGGGGGTAGTGCGCCTTCGTATTGGGCTCGGTTGAGTACTTCGGTCACCATGGGTTCGATGTGTGCGTCGTTGTTGAACCAGGAGGCGAATTGGAGGGTGCGGCGGCCGTGGGTGTCGCCGTCGGCGGTGATGGCGAAGGTGGTTCGGTCGCCACCGTCGGTGTCTTTCCAGTTGACCTGGACTCGGTTGATGACGGAGTTGGGGGCGAGTTGGATGCCGTCGTCGGTGCTGGTCTGGTGTCCTGGCAGTCCGGTGCCTTTGTAGGTTTGCCCGTCGTAGGCGATATCGCCGGTCTGGATGTAGATCAGTCCGTCGGGCATCTGGACCAGGTAGGCGGCTACGTCGTGGTTGCGGCGGTAGAGGTGACGTATGACGTTGGTGTGGGGCTGATAGGAGTAGGTATCGCCTGCGGACATGTACATTTCGTCGACGAGCCCGTGCAGGTCCCGGTCGCCTACATCCAGGGGCGAACAGGGGTGCTCGGTCGCGCCGGGGTAGATGTAGAAGGCATCGATCTCGGCGGGTGCGGCTGCTTGGGCTATGCGGTTGGCGCGGGTGATCATGGTTTCGGTGGGCCAGGTGCCCGGTGTCGACATGACGACGTTGCCCAGGTCTGCGTCACGGGCGGCGGCGGTGATCGCCAGCACCCATCCGTGGGTGCCTTGCGGGGTGGCGGTGGCGGCGGTGATGCGTCCGGCGAACCAGCGCAGCGACGCGGGTTCGGGGTGTTCCCACCACAGTTCGATCCGGCGGCCGATCACGGTCGTTGTCGCGAACTTCTCGGCCCAGGTTCCGGTCCGGTCGAGGATGGACAGTTGCGCGGTGGCGGGTCGGGCGTGGGAGAGGTATTCGCTTCTGCCCCAGTCGACCGTGATCCCGTCCAATGCGAGTGGGGCCGTATCAGCCTGCGCGCCTGCACATTCCACGCGTTCGCCGTCGATGAGGAGATAGGGAGTGGGATCGAAAGCCATGTCATGCCACCTTGAGGTTGATCGCGGCCGACGCGCCCACGGTGATGTTGCGGGCGCGGAGAACCCGCTGGATTTGCTGGGCGGTCGATTGCGGGTCGACTGCGCCGTTGATGGTGATGTGGATGTTGGTGACCTGCGGCGGCGGCGCGGCCGCGACGGCTCCGACCCACCCCGCCAGCGTCGGCGCGGCGGCACGGAGCTCGGGCCCCGGCGCGGCGAAGGCGTCGAACCCGGTGGGCAGGAACCGCACCACGTCGGCACCGGTGGGTATTGCGGTCAACTCGGCAGCGCGCCCGCCGAAAAACTTCTTGAGCCACGAGGGCGGGGAGGGCCACCGCAATGAGCCCAGGACGCTCAGCAGCGACCGGACCGCGTTCACGACGGCGGTGATCGCCGAGCGGATCGCCTCGAACGCCGAGCGGGCCGGGCCCGCCATCTTCGAGAGCACCTCGGGCACGCGGGCCACTCCCGCGGTGAACTTTTCTATCAGCGGATTGGCTTGGCTGACAATTATGTTCGCTAGCGATGTGAGGGCCTTGACCACGGTCACGACCACCGGAGTGGCGGCGATCATGGCTTTGGCCAGTAGCGGCAGGATCGAGGCGGCCAGCCGCACCAGGGGCGGTACCAGCGGGACTACGGCCACGATCAGATCAGAGAATGCGCCGACCAGTACCGGGAGCACGCCACTGTCGACCAACATCTTGATCGCTGCCACGAGCGATCCGGCGATCTCGGTAGCAACCTGCTGCACCACGGGCACCAGCCGCGCGAACAGGTTAGCGATCGTGGGCAGGATCGAAGCGAGTCCTCCGGCAAGGGATTTCGCCAGTGCCACGAACAGCGGGGCCAGCGAGGAGACTGCTTGTAGCAGTCCGGCGGCCAGGATGCCCGCCAGGCGGACCAGGTGCGGGAGCAGCGGGGCGACGGCCCGTAAGAGATCGGTGAACGCGCGAGCGATCAGCGTCAGCACGCCACTGTCGACCAACATCTTGATCGCCTGCATGAGCGATCCGGCGATCTCGGCGGCAATCTGGGCCACCACGGGCACCAGGCGGGCGAACAGATCCGCCACGGTCGGCAGGATCGAAACAAGGCCTCCTGCAAGTGATTTGACCACGGCAGCGAAGGACGGGGCCAGTGCCGACACCAGCTGTGCCAGTCCGGCGGCGAGGATGCCCGCCAACCGGGCCAATGGCGGCACCAGTGGGGCCACGGCCGCCGTCACAGCGGAGAGGGCACGGGCGATCTGCGGGAGCGCGCCGGTGCTGATCAATGCGTTGAGCGCGCCGGTCAGCGCGCCACCAACGGTGGCGGCCATCTTCTCCAAATATGGTGTGACACTGGTGATTACGCGTCCGATGCTGGCGAATGCGGACCCCAGGGCCGGGCCTACGACAGCGCCGAGACGAGCGAACAACACGACCACGGGTCCGATCAGCGCGCCCAGACCCGAGAGTGCTTGGGCGAACCCGGCGAACAGTCTGGTCAGGGTGCCGTCGGCGGCGAGACGGGAGAACGCCGCGCCGATCGCGCCGAGCACACCCCCGAACGCTGTGCCGATCCGGCCTGCGACCGACGCGGCGGACGCGCCGAGGTCGAGTAAGCCTTGGGTCAGTTTCGTCAGACCGGGGGTCAGGCTAGCGACGAATGTCTTTGCACCAGAAAGGATTCGATCGATCGCGGCGGCACCGGGACCGGTCAGCTGGGCAACGACAGCCCGGAACACCCCCGACACGGCGGAGGCGATTCCGGTCATTGCCGGGGTGATCCGGTCGAGCAGCCCGGACAGTTGGGCAAACGCCGGGGCCATCTCACGCGCGAACGTCGCGGAGACGGCCTCACGTAATCGCGCCAGCGCCGGGGCCGCTGTCTGGGCGGCCTGTTTGATACCCTCCATGCCCACCTTGACCGCAGCCAGGGCAGGGGCGGCGAGCAGCCCGAGTCCGACCAGGCCGACGCCGAGGTTGCCGACCGCGCCAACGGCGAACCCGATAGCGGAGGTGAGGGCGGCGAGTTTTATTGTGGCGGTGGCGAATCCGGCGACGGCACGGGCGGTGCGGTCGAGTTCGCGGCGCGCGGCCGACCCGTCGCCGAGGATGCGCACCGACAATATCGCCGTGCGATTGGCCATCGGCTTACCCTCCTTCTCTGGCTCGTTCGGCCGACTCTTCGAGCACGGCTATGGCGGTGGCGATGATCTCGTCTGGCTCCGTAAGCCATTGCGACGGCATGGTTTTCGTGGCAATGGCGAGTTCGACTATCAGTCGTTCGACGGAGCCGGGTTCGTAGGGTCCACCACGTGTTGTCCTGCCTCCGACACAGCGGCGGCGGCGGTGACGAACTCGTCCCAACTGCCGGGGAACAACCCGAGTCGGCGCAGCGCGGCGTAGCCGAGAAAGTTGAGGAACGTCAGCGGGTCGTCTTGGGGGGTGTCCCAGTTGTGGGTGCGCCGCGTGCGGGCGTAGGCCATCTGGTCGGCCACGGTGGTTTCGATGCCGTGGTGTTCGGTGCCGTCGAGCATCGCGATATCGACAACAATCCTGGATACAGCCATTTCTAGAGTCCTTTGACTTGGTCTAGTAGTTCGTCGCGGTGGCGGGCATACAGCCCCACCCACCCCGGTTCGCTCTGTTGCGCGGCACGGGCCACGAACGGATCAGCGGCGATGGCGCGGGCGGGCCAGCCCCAATGGATCGGGCCCGCGTACGGGGTGGTGTTGTCGCCGACGCGCACCATCCCGCCGCGTCGGGTACCCGATACCCGCACGGTGCCGACGAGTCGGCCGCTGCGGTGCGGTGCCAGCGAGCGGGCCCGCACCGCCACCATCGCGGCGGCGGCCCGGTGCACCTGACGTAGCTCGTCCATACCCGCCGCAGCGCGGCGCAGCGTGGCCTCGAGCCGTGCCGCGCCCTGCACGTGTACCGAGGGCATTACGGGGTGGGAGTCGGGTCGTAGGGAGTGGGTTGCCCGACCAGCGACCATTCCACCTCAGCGGTCGGCCTGGTCTTGACTTCCCCACCGATCGACAACGGGTCGACAGTCAATGTCCCCTGAAATCCTCTGTCCAGCAACGTGTTCGGCACGAACTTGAACGGCTGCTGTTCACCCGCGTGGGTCAGTGACCATTCGTTGATGCCGCCCGTGGACAGGTCTTGCACGATGGTCGCGTTGAGCGTCCAGCTGTAGGTGATCTCACCGGGCACCACATCACCACAGAGCGTGCGTAAATCGTCCTCCTTGTCCTTGTCGGGCTTGAGCACGGCACTGGTGATCTGGCACGAAATATCGATCAGGGTGCCGGTCGCTCCCAGGGTGAGCGTGCCGGGGCCCATCTTGAAGGATCTAGCGGGCATAGGTGTTGTCTCCTAACAGGTTTCGATGTCGAGGGTGAGACGGAACGCAGGCAAGGGCCCGCCACCGCCGGGCAAGGTGACACGCTCGGACAGCGAGGTATCCCCATCCGGTTCCAACACGGTCAACGCCTTGGTGAGCATCCCGGACAGCGCCCAGAGAGCTTGGGCTGCACCGGTATCCGGGGCGATCAGGTACACGTCGGCGGTGACCGTGCCGCCACCGCCGAGTAGGTCATGGGCGATGGATCGGCCGGTGACCCACGCGCACGGAGGGTTGAGGTCGCGCGGGTCGACTCCTGCCCGCACGCCAGCCCTACGGAGCGCGGCAACGACACCGCCGAGTACTGCGGTGATATCGAGCTCAGTCATCGGTTAGCCCACCGCCGGACGCGCATAGCTACCCAATCCCAAAAGGATGGCCAGGTCAGGGTCGTTGCGCTGCACGTAGATCGGACCCAGCTCCCCGAAACTTTCGACTCCGGCGGGGCTGTTGCGACGACGGAACAATCGTGCGGCCAACATCACCGCGCCCTGGCGTTTGGACTCGGGCCACAGTTGCGGCGGTATCGGTGCCGAAAACCACTGGACCATAAGTGAATTCACGGCGTTGACGACCGTCGTCACGTCCGCGTCGTCACTGGGATCGGCAAGGCGTAGATAGGTTTTCACCGCCGCTTCGGTCGCTGGCGTCTGCATCGGGGTAGTCACGGCCCAGGGCTCCTATGCCGTCGGCGCAGTGATGGTGACCTTGGCGATGCCCTTGGCGCTGTGCAGCAGTCCGGCCCAGTAGCCGAACAAAGCGCCGTCGCGGCCGCCGCGTGCGATGTCGACGGTTTCCACCCGGATCGGTGAGCCCGCCAGTTCGTAGAACGTCGCGGCGGGACGTGCGCCTACGACAACCGTTCCCGCAGGCACGAATTCGCTGTCGACGAAGTTTCGGGGATCGATGCCGAGTAGTTCGAGGTAGGCGGGCAAGTTGTCACGCGTGACATCGATCAGCGCCTCGAGGTCGGTCGGGCTGACCAGCACGTAGGACGCGCGGGTGCGCGCTTGGAGTTTCAGGAACGTCTTGCCCTTGGCCACCGCCTTCAACAAACTCGGCGCGCTACCGGCCGCCGTCGCCGAGCTCATGACGAAACTTGCTGCGCGCTGGTCGGATTCATACGCATACGACTCGGCCATAGCCCGGAAATACGACGCGATGAACGCCTGATCATTGAAATCGAAAAACTTCCTATCGAGGTCGTGTGCCCCGGCAAGCCGTTTGGCCTCCACCGCAACGGTTTCGGTCACGGCCGGACCCGAAGGGACCTCGGTCTTGTCGCCCGCGTAATCCTTCACCACCGGGCGGGTCTTCCACCGCCATCCGGTGACCTTCCAATGGGTGAGTACGTCGGGGTTGAGCAACGGGACTACGGCCCGTTCGTAGGCGACACCGGACCACACCTCCCCAACCCATCCGTCGGGGCTGACCCACGGGTTGGCCGAGCGGGTGATATCGACCAGCGCGGCCGACAGGGTGGCATCGCCGTGACGGGCAGCGTGCAGGGTGTCGCACACCTGCGCCCAGGACATCGGGCGTGGCTGGGTGCGTGCGGCGTGCAACCCGTACGGTGCGGCGGCGGTGGCCGACAGGGCAGGTTCGGTGCCGGCATACCGGGCAGGCGATTCGGCCGGCAGTGCCCCGGCGGTCGAATCCACGGTGACCCTGTCGGCGGGGAAATCGGTGGCAGGTGCGTTCATGGTGGGTTCCTTCGTTGCGAGAGTGGGGGTTTCATCAGGTCCGGGGCGGGCGGCCTGCACGCTGTGCACGCGAGCATCGGCGAACGCGGGGATGGCGACCAGCGCGACGGCTTCGAGGACGGCGGAGACGACGCGCGATCCGTCCGGGGACAGCTGCACCGCCGAGAGTTCGACCGACAGGGCGTCGCGGATGCCTTCGGCGGCATCGGAGAGCGCTAGATCACCGTCGGCGCCAGAGCCGACACGGAACGTCAGCGCGAGCCCGGTGGGGGTGTCGGTGGCGGCGCTGACGTAGCCGACCGGGGTCCCGGAGCCGTCGGGGTTGCGGTGGTCGCGGTACAGCTTGACCCAGCGCAGATCAGCGGGAATCGTGACCGCGCCCGCCTCCACCGTGACCGGACCGCGATCGGTACGCCCCACCACGCCATACGGGAGCGCCAGCCCGGTAATCACCCGCCGCGCCGCGTCGGCGGACAGGTCAGCGACCTTGGCCAGGGTGCACAGTGTTTGGCTCACTGGGTGCCCTCCTGGTCGTGCCGATCGGGGGTGTCAGCGGCGGCCAGTACCTGCACGATCCACGACAGCACCACCACCACCGCACCGACCGCCACTAGGGCCGTGGACGCTATAACGAGGGCCAGCACGCTCAGCCACATCACGACCGCACTCCCGCCGAAGCAGTGGCAGGGGTGGCAGAACCCGGAGCCGGGGTAGGAGCACCGGGAGCAGCCGGGGCGGATCGGGCGGGGCCTGGTCCGCCGTCGTCGGGTACCTGCACGCGTGTCGTGGGCCCGACGAAATCCTCTGCATCAAAGGCGATCCGGCAACCGCGCGGGATCATGTCGTCCATGCCCAGGCGTGCGGAGATCGCCGACATGTACGGGGCCAACCCGTAATCCACGAGCTCGATATTTCTGCTCTGGGTGGTCTCATAGGTCAGCGACGCCGTGGGCCCGGTCGCATCGATCGAAGCGGCCGGAATTCCGGCGGCACGCGCGATATCGACGGCCGCCGCGTTGCGGCCCTCGATCAACAGATGCCCGTCCGGTGCGCCGTGCTCACGGAGCTCGATAGCGCTGTTGGTGTAGGCGACGCCACCGTTCGCGCCACGCCGAGCAGCCGCCCAATCAGCGACCAGCGCATTAATTTGCTCGCGCGTCATCGGCGCATCAGTGGTCTGGTGTAGTTCCAGGTTCGCGGCGGGGGTGTCGGCAACCTTGTCAGCAGCCCGAATGAGTTTGGAGGCGTGGCGGATCGCACGCTGACCGAACCACAGCACACCCTCGTCCACGCCAGGGATCAGGCATACATCGGCGTCGGCGGCCAGTTCCCCGTCCACCACGATCCGCCCAGCGGTATCGAATTCCCAACGCTCCCAAGCAATCCTGCCAGCTTCGATCACCAGACCCGAACTGTCACGCGTCAGTGCCCACAACGACCACCCGTAGAACAGGAGATCATCCACCGTCCACAGCATCCGGTGAAACGGCGACACGGGGCCGTCGGTGCGGTCCAACCACAACGGCTGGGAGGTGAGCAGGACATCAGCGCGATAGGCGCGCAACGGCATTCGCGCGATAGACCCGACGATGATGCGCCGGGCCCGTGCCATCGCGGGCACGCTCATAGCCTCGAGGCGCGTCATCGGCAAGACGTTGTCCAGCCCCACCAAATCGGGCCACACCACGTCGTTCAGGTGGTTCGGGTAGCGGGAGAACGGAGAGGAAACCTGGTACGTATTCGGCGAATTACGCGCTGCTGCTGCGAGATCGGGCAGCGAGCGAATCGCTTTGAGTGAGGACAGGACTCCCATGCATACGATCTTGCGGAGATCTGCGACTCTGGCGAAACGACGCGACACGGGCCGCGTCGGCGGCGCGCTTCACGGCGCGCCCGTCGTCGCCGTGTCCTGCGTGTGCATGAGCAAGCGCGGCTCGCGCGTTCTGGGCGTGTGAGTCGCCAGCGAAGCGCCACCCGCACTCACACACCGACAACACCATGTGCGCGGTCGCATCGGTACGGATCTTCATCCGAACACGCTCACCGGAACAGCCGCCGGGGGCGGTTGATGCTCCAAGGCGTACACCGCCAACGCGGCAGCCTCCAGGCTGGCGATCGATCCCGGCGCACGGCGCGAGAGCGCGACCGCGTCGCCGACCGGGCGCAACGCGGCAATCTCGGCGGCGGCCGAGAACGCCGGATCGGCACGGAACCGCAGCCGGATCGGCCCGCCGTCGCGCGGGTTTAACCGGTCCAGGAGGTTCCCGGCGGCGGCGGTGATGTCACGGGTAACGATCGGCATCAACTCCACCCCCAGACGCGCCAGCTCATCGGCCAGGGTGACCGAAGGTCCGGCCCGGTCCACCGCTAGCCCGTGGTGGAGGTGGGTAGCGGCCAGCTGACGCAACCGGGGTGCCGCCCACGCGGTTCCGGGGCGGCATTCGATCAACTCCACCACCGGTAGCCCGTCGACGTGCGCGGCGGCCACGATGGCGGTTTCGCTGCGATCGATCGCCACCGCTGCCCCGAACGCCGGGCGCACATCGGCCGGGAACGGCTCCCTGGTCTGGGCTTCCTCCCAGCGCGGAAACAACCGTTCCCCGGCACCGGTGCGCCGGTTGCCGTAGGCGCGCGCGAACTCACCGGGCTTGTCGCCCAACTGATCTCGCGCCCGCCGCAGAGCATCCATATCGATGGTGTGCCCGTAGGCGGGATGACAGCCTGCCACCACGTCGAGGTCTAGCGGGTCGGCGTCCTCGGGTATCGACCACTCGAAATACGCCATGCCGGGATCGCGGTCGCGGCCACGGTCCGAAAGCGCGTGGAACCAAGTGGAATTCGCAGTTCCCATGGTCGACAAGACGATCGTCTGAGCACCGGGGCGGGTGGCCTGTGTCGGCACGATCGCTTGCATGAGCGCCGCGCCCTGGGCGTCATCGAAGGTCCACGATTCGTCAATGTTGTTCAGGTCGGACTGTTTTCCGTGCAACGCGTCGATAGTCGGAGGGTGTGGACGCAACTCCGACCCAGTAGCGAAGATCATCCGGCTATCTCCGGCACCCCATTTGACCGTGACCAGCGGTTCGAGCGGTGAACGCAACAACCGGCCCGCCATCTCCCGCCATTGATCGCGTGCGTCCTGCCCGGTCTGGGCGGTATGCCAGGCACGCTGATTCGGCCGAAACAGGCAGCGGTGCACCGCATTCGACAACACGAGCGTGGTCTTTCCGGACTGGCGCGGCACCGAGATAACGACCAGCGAATGCACGAAACGCCCTCGCTCGTCCACCTCCAAAGCGACATCGGCGACTTGGCGTTGCCACGGCATGAGTGGTTGCCCCAGTGCCGCACTGACTTTCGCGACAGCAGGGCCGAACGTCGCCCTACTCGGGTCGCGGGGTGTCGCGTACCGGGGCGGTGGTGTCGGCGGTAGCGGGGGTGGCGAGGTCACGCAGCAACTCCTCGAGCGTGTCTGTTTGGGCGGCGGCCCGCGTCGCCGGAGTCATCCGCAACTCCTTGAGCGCGTCCAGCACCGGGCCGAGAAGTTTGCTGGGGCCGTAGGGTTTGTTCTGGGATTCGAACGAGTCCAGCGCCCAAGCGCCGGACCGGATCAGCGTCAGCGCCGCTTCGTCGGCATCACACAGCGCCTGATCGCGGCGCGCTGCATCGATCGCCACCTGAACGGCCTTGGCGTGCCGCCCCGGTTCGGTCCGCACCACCACATCGGTGGCGGGCAACTCGGTGAACATCGAATCTTGGCCTTGCTCAGGTGATTTCGAGTGTCGTCGTGGCATTGGTCATGGTTCCTTCACTGTCGGTTCTGCTACCCCTCCGGGGTAGGTGTTCCTACCCCCATGGGGTAGGCGTCCTTGGGAAAAAAGACAACCCGGCGCGGGGCGTCCACGTGAACGCGCGTCAAAAGATCTGGTCAGCCGTGCCGCTGCGACGCGGCCCGCGTCGGCGGGCCACACGTCCGGACATCCTTGCCCGGCGACGTGGTGGGCGTAGAGGGCTACACCCTGGGCGCGAGTGAGCAGCAGTTCGCCACCTGACAGCACGGTTGCGGAGTTGTCGTCATACACCCGCACGCGGCCTTGCTCGCACGGCCACACGTCCAGGGGCAGCAGTCGCGCACTGGTGCGGGTCAACCGCCATGCCAGTGGTGCGCCACAGCCACGGCAGTAGGTTTCGGTATCGAGTTCCATTGCCGCACTACCACTCTCGAGATGGGGCCGATGTAGTGGCCTGGTACCGGCGGGTGGCGTACCACTCGTGCAACCACATGTCCCCACGTGAGCTGTTGCAGGACTTGTGCGCCGGGCGCAAGTTCTCCAGCGCATCCGTGCCCCCCTTGCTGCGGGGGATGACGTGGTCGGCGGTGGTCGCGCCGCGCCGCCCGCACAGATGACAGGTGCTGCCGTAGGTAGCCAGGCACAACAACCGCAATGCCTGCGCCCGGCGGCCCGACCAACTCACGAACTCACCGCCGGGACGGGTGGGTCCAGGGCAACCGGCGGCGGGCCCAGGTGAGCAGACGGCGGGCCGGGACGGGACGGGACTACAACGATCCGGCCCCGTTCCACGATCCGATCAGCCGGGGCCAGTAGATCGGGGCGGGCCATGTTCGGTGCTGGCGTCAGGTCAGGAGGTGGATTCAGTAGATGGTCAGTGCTCATGTTTTGGCTCATTTCCGTTGTGGTGCATAGACATTCAGGTGATGGTTAGAGATCAAGCCTTGCCGGGTAGCCTCCCAGCGCTTGCCTCCCAGTTTTTCCGCTCACCGCCTGCTACCCCAGCGCCGATAGCCCCGCGTCCATTGGGACGCAAGGCTTTTCGTTATGTCCCACCCCTCACTGGGGGATCAATCCAAGGGGGTGAGCCGTACGCCGGTTCGCACGGAATTAGTCGAGTGAGCACACACCGGGGGCGGTCGGTTTACGGCGGACCCGCCTAATAGCGCCGTCGAACGGGGGTCAGCCTGCTGCGGCATCACCCCATCGGGTGGTGGGTGCCCATCCGCTACCGGCGTCGGCCGGTAGCGGCGAGAAGTCGGGATCGTTGCGGCAGTCCACGCAGCGCCATACCGCGCCCGTGGGCAGTCGCGGAACACGCGTGTCCGGGTGATACGGACGCAGGCACACAGGACAACGTGGGAGCGGAGCGGTACGGGTAACCCGCCGGGGTGTCATGGCTTCGCTGCGCGTGAGCGACGCCGAGGCGCAGGCGCGCCGAGTAACGCGGCCACCTTGGCGATAGTCTCTGGATCGCGCACGACGAGCGGAACCCCGTGGCGGGCACAGCTTTTGGCCAACCACGCTCGGTAAACGTCCTCGTCGCACGGAAGAGGGGGCAGCCCGCTCATTTCGACTCCACAGGAAAGAGGTCGACGAGATGGCAATCCACTACCGCAGCGATCCGGCCGAGGTCGTGGACCGTGAACGAGCCGTGCGCGGCAAGCAGGCCGCGCAGGTCAGCCGCCGCAAGCCCGGAACGCGCGGCCAGGTCCTCGGGACACAATCCCGCCTCGGACATGGCGCGCCGCACCCGCTCGGAAACCAACCGATCTATCTGCTCCATACGGAGCACTGTAAGGTCCGTTCGGACCTGTTGCAACTCGGTATGGACCTCTGAGAGTGAAGTCTGCTAGCTGGAAACGAGAAGGGGCCGACCCGAAAGCTTCGGGTCGGCCCTCTTGAGGTGGTGCGTTAGTATCGCCAGGCCGGGTCGACGCGATCGACGTCGAGTGAGCGCGCACCCGACTTGCCGGGCAGGATCACCGCATGCTCAAGCACTGCCTTGATGATCGACTGCCGCCGGTCGATGCTCAGGTCAGGCCACTCCTTGCGCAGGGCCTCACCACGGCCGATGAGCTCGGCAATCTCGCTCGTCTCCGTGGCCTGCGCTATTTTGCGTCGGTTGCCGTCCAGCCGCGACTCGATCCCATCGCGCAGAATAAGCCACTCCGCCATGGTGATCCGGCGCGCCTTCTTCATGTGCGCCAACTGCTCGAGTTCGGCCTTATCCTCATCCACTTGCCGGGACAACTCCGCCAAACTCGTATCCGCTTCGACCTTTCCGGCGACAGCGTCGGCCAGCTCCACCGAATCCAGCCGATCCAATACGGCATTGGCCAACAAGTTCTCCACCGGTTCGGCAACAACCGTCAGTCGACCGCATCCGTCGTAATCCGGGCCGGATTTGCACACATACCGGCGCACACTCTTGAGGCGATTATCTTTGCCCTTGACGTATTTGATTTTGGAGTACAAACGACTCTCGCATCGTCCGCACCGCAGTCGAGCCGCCAGCACATAGCGCTGCGGCGCGCGGGTGTTGCTGTGTTTGTTGCCCTCAATCTTCGCAAGCAACTTTTCCCGATCCTGGGGCGTGATGATTGCGTCCCATGTCGCCGCGCGAACGATTTCTCCTTGATACGCGCAAAGTCCCGCGTTTCGTGGCGAGGTCAGAATTTGTTTCACTGTCGCGGACCGCCACCGTGCCCCGGTGACCGTGGTTGCCCCACTCTCGGTCAACCATTGCGCGATAGAACGCCAGGACTCTCCGGCCAGGGACCGGCGCGTGCCCTTACGAATGAAATCGGCCTCTTCAGGAATCATCGTCACCTTGTCGGCCTCCCACCCGTACGCGCGGGTGCCCCCCATATTGGGTTCACCCATTCGCGCCCGCTGCTCGTACTTCTCGCGGAGTTTTTTCGCTTTCAGGCGTGAATCCTTCTCGGCGAATGCGGCTTTGATCGTAGCCATGATCTGGCCGTCCATGTCGTGCAAATCGGTCGGCGCACCACTGGTGCCAACCAGATAGCGACAATTCGATACCCGACACAGTTGCTCGAACGCAATGTAATCGGCGCGGTCACGTTGCAGACGGTCCTGATCCTGCATGATGACCGCGTGCACATCCCCAGCTGCGATATCTTCCAATAGCCGATCGTATTCGGGACGCGCCTTCTTCCGTCGTCCCTTGGCGTCACGGGAGGCGGTTATCGAATTGTCACAGTATATTTCGCCGATTCCCCACCTCAGATTTTCGGCGGTGCGCACACCCATCACGAGCTGGCGTTTCACACCCCAGGCTTGGCCGTTGGTCGCGTCGTCGCGGGCGACCCCTGCGCTGGTGCGGGCGGTGTCTTTGGACATGCGGAGCATGACTGCGGCGGAGGCGATATCGCCGCTGGGTTCGATCGGGTACGCCGCGACTATCGCGCGGGCACGGTCGAGGAACGCCGACAGTTCGGCATCGGTGGTGATCCGGTCACCCTCGATAGCCTCAATCGCTTCGGATAGTCGGGTCGGTGTCGCTGTTGCGCCCAT